CGTATTACTGGGATGCGATTCACGGAACTTCCTTTTACTCGGAAGAAAGTGGAGTTAAGGGAAAAATACGAACGATCAACCATCGTTTTTCCCTTGGACAAGGTCAGACCTGTCCGAACAACTCCATCCATCCACCGATCGGCCTCATCTGGCGTCGCCCGAAAGACAATATCATCCCCATTGATCTTCACGGGTACACCATGCCGAGGTATTAGGAAGCGGAAGGCGAGGTAGTTCTGGATGCAGAGCAGAGGAAAAGACAAGAAATTACCCATAAGTTGACCGCGCTCCTGTTTACCGACCACCTGGCCGGCAACCTCGAAGCGGGAACTAAGGGAATCCATTGCCCTCTCCCGGACTCCAACAGGGATGAAACTGCAACGACGCAACACGCACCCTAAGATCACCTTGGTGACCTCTAGGTTCAGGTTGTCCGTGGCGGATTCATAATCCCCAGAAACATACACCTCACCCTCCTTCTCTTGGAACTCCAAAAAGCGCCCTGGGTTAGCTTCACCACGAAGAAGCCAACTTTTCTTTGACAGGAAATCATAGAGGGTCTTGTGGACAGGACCTAAACAGGCCAACGAGCGACTCTGCACCGTCACGATACGTTTCTTACCGTTGCACTCCGTTAGGAGTACTCTAGCAATCCCGCACCACGCCGGCAAGGCCCTCTTTCCTAAACAAGAATCAACGAACGCCGCGCGCGCGTCCTCATCTTGCAAGGCTAGTCCACGCATACCACCCTCCTTCCTTCCCGTCTCCAAACAGGACGACGTTGGGAGTGCGGATTTCCGCACCCGCGATTCGTACTTCCTGTCCCATCCTTGTGGAAACATCTCTCCGATCGCGCGAGAGATGTACTTCACATATTCAGGGTCAGGCTCAACTGCAGACGATGTCATTTTCGTAACATAGTCATTCATTGATGGTTCCGCTGCGGGCAGTACTTTCCTGAAGAGAAAGAATGAGGCCTTTACCGACATACGATCATTACGACCGAGACGACGAAGGGCTAGCCCCCATTCACAACGTGAGCTCGGATTTTCAAGCAGCTGGCTGCACAACCACTTAATCCGCTTCGAGCACTGAGGTTCATCACAAGGAAGTTCTGGTATTGGAAGAGAAAGCCGAAAAACTTTCTCAACCAACGCAATGAACTCCCTGAGCCTTTTCTCAGAGTCGGAAACCATTCGATAGAAACGCGAGCGTTTAACACTATCGACCAATAAAAACTTCTCACCAGATAACTGGAAGTAGAAGCAAT